CTATTAGGTGAGGAAGCAGATGCCTTCTTGGATTACATGGTAGATGAGTCAGTCTTGAAGAATAATGCTCGAATCGTCAGGATGGCTAAGACTACTAAGGTCATTCGAGCTATCGGTTTTGGCACGGGGAGATTTTTGAAACCCGCGGCCACTTTCAGCTCTTCAGACTATAAGAAGCAATGGATTCATGGGAAGATAGAATTGACTGCTAAGAAAGTCAGAGGCTGCGTAGTGATCTTCGACGATGATCTTGAGGAAGGTATTGAAGGTGCTGCCTTCAAGGATCATCTCATGAAATTGATCGCTATCAAGGTTGCTAATGAGGTAGATGAGGCAGCCTGGATCTCTGATACTCATAACTTAGGAGGTTTTGCAAATACGGATATACGGTCAATGTGGGACGGGTGGCGTTATATTGTCACACACAGTCAGAGCGGTCAGGAGTATTACAATGATGTCACAGGGGCAGCTGTAATACTAGATGCTACTGATGGTGGGGGCGGTGCACATGATTTCTTGTTGGCAGGTAAGATTGCCGAGCAGCAAACCTCTGGTGCTTACAACTGGGAGTTCAAATATGGTAAGGCTCTTAAGAAACTCGCTTCGGCCTACAAGACTGTTGGATTGGGTAAGCTAAGATTCTGGAATTCAGACCAGGTTACCCAGGACTATTTGGATGCCCTGGCCAGCCGTTCTACTATACTTGGTGACCAGGCTATTCTGGGCAAGGGTCCTCGGCACTACGGTGAGGTACCTATTGTTAATTGTCCGCTGATGCCTATTACCTTGGATGCTAATGGCAAGTTGGGCACCGGTAACTATACTGATGTGCTACTTACCCCCGCTGAAAACCTAATCATGGGTATTCAGAAGGAAATTACCCTAGAATCTGAGCGGTCAGCTGCCGATGAGGCCACTTATTGGTTCTATGCTATGAAGTTGACTTTCACGATCGAAAACGTCAATGCATGCTCCCTCATTAAGAAGCTGACCATAGCTTAGTCTGGAGGAATATATGACTAAGAAGACCAAGCCAGTTACTGATAACTCTGCCCCCTCAAAGGTTCGAACCGAGTGTAAATATCTTGTTTCAAACCTCGGCCCGACTAGAACCTTTCAGTTTGAGGGACGAGGGATTAACCTCAGCAGGGGGCAGAGTATTATTGTTGACAGGGAGGAGTTAGCAAAGTTTATGGAGTCACAATCTAAAGTTAAAGTCACTCGGTTATCCGAGTAGGAGGTAACAATGAGCGTAAGGAATCTATCAACAATAGACAGGGACATGTTCCAACCACTGGGACGTCTACTGCAAGAGGCGTTCGCTGAAGGGTTAGATGGCAATGTGCCTCTCGCCCCCAATAGCGCACTAACCTGTCTGACAGATCATGTGTTGGTGAATTCAGTGATCTCTGGTAAACAGGTACGAATCAATAACAAGACATTCTACTACCAGGACACTTTTGAGACAACGGAAGTAGACATCTCCGCTGACACTATCACAATCAGCTCCAACCTGGGAGGCTGTCTAAAGACCGGCTCGAAGGTTAGAGTATCCTCAACCGGCACGTTGCCCGGGGGGTTGGCTGCTGCAACTGACTACTACGTCATCAAGGTTAGTAGCACTTCGATTAAGCTCGCTACTTCCGAGGCTAATGCTATAGCAGGCACTGCTATCGACTTGACCAGTGTAGGCAGTGGTACTCACACTGTCTATACACAGGATTCTCTCATTGGTTTTCAGTGCAAGCCAAGAGCTGGCGCGACAATGAGCGCCAACATCTATGGTGCTGAGTTCGAGCCTGGTTTGAATAGTGGTGTAGCAGGCACTAGCTTAGTTGGTGTGGCATCTCGACCCGTCCTGAAGGGGAACGCCGGTGGGAACTTGTCTGGTGACGTTCGTGCTTTTGAGGCATCTCTTGGATCTGATGCAAGTGGCGGTCGTACTATATCTGGCGTAGCTAGTTATTTATGGTGCGACGCTAACTGGAGTGGCTGCACAATTACTGGAGGCGTGGCCATAATCCACATGCCTGCTACGGCTGCGGATCAGATTAACTGGCTGGTTTTACTTCAGGCTGACGACACCATTGCAGCCAACACAGGTAGCCCCGCTAGTCTTCCAGCAAACACTGGCTACATCAGAGTAAAAATTGGAAGTGTTATTGGCAAGATAGCTATATATGCTGATTAGTATTAGTTCAAAGAAAGGAGCAAGCAGATGGACATGATAGTTGAACTAGATGTGAAGGGTAGGATAAACCTTCTTAGCATATTGCCACGGGAGGGTACATTGACTGACATGTTGGTGTTGGCCGAGCTAAAGAAGTCCATAGGCTTTAACGCTGAGGAGCTCGAGAAGCTGCAATTTAGCTACCCCAGTCCTAACGTCACTATGTGGGATATAAGAGCTGCTGAGTCAATAGGCAAGAAGCGAGTCTCTATACCTAAAGTGATGGTTGAGAAGATAGCTGCTATACTTAAGACTCTGGATAAGGCAGGACGGGTGCAGGAAGGACATCTCGAGTTCTTCAAATTATTTGTTACAAACGAGAAGCAGCCATCTGCTGGCTCGGTCTAGCTTTATGGAGCGGGGCTTGGCTACTACTATCGCTCCGCTCCTGCAATAATAAACTATAGACCTAAGGAGCTCGTAGGATTAAAAACTAGGGCATCAGTTAAGCCGTAGAGGAACAAATATGATAGCTACTGGACATTACATAGATGAGACTATGGTAGACAACTGGCCTATTGCCGTGAGTGCTAGTTGCAATTTCGTGCCAGGTGACGTAAATGTTACCACTAATGTCATCACAGTAACTATTGACATACCCACAGCTTCTAAGTTAATATTTACATCTACCGAGATACTACCAGCACCCTTAGTTGACAGCCGAGTTTATTATGCCATACGAGTAGATGCTACGCATATCAAGGCTGCTACTACGCCAGTTAATGCCGCCACTGGAACTACCATGGATCTGACTACACAAGGTGCGGGAACACATCATGTAGATGTTGGCGAGGGTAGCTCGGAGAGCCAGAGGCAGGCTGTTATCAACAGAGTTGAAGATCTTATCGAGAGGCTAACTCAAGATCATTACTATCAAAAGGACTTCACCATTAAGTTAGACGGTAACAATGCTAATGAACTTTACCTTGGCCTGCTGCCTAAGGTACTAGCAATATCTTTAGTGAAGGTCTGGGATATTGCACTTCCAACGGATTATTACACCTACGATGAGACTTCTATATACTTGGCTCCAATTTATGCTGAAGGGGTAGATCCCGAGCTGCGATTTAGGATAACAGGTGAGGGGAGGTTATTTCCTAGAGGCAGGAGCAATATCGAAGTTACTGGCAAGCATGGCTGGCTATCTTGCCCGGCTGCAATCAAAGAAGTGGCTATCATACTATGTCGAGCCGAGAATGATAGTACGCTATACCACCGGTACTCGACTATGTCAAGTGAATCATTGGGAGGTGAGTATAGTTATACTCGTGGGTCTGCCTACTTAACAGGTGTCGTTGAAGCAGATAGACTCCTACTACCCTACATTAGGAGACAGGCCAAACTTGGTGTAGTATGAAAACACTATTCAATAGACGAGTAACTGTACTTCGTAAGATCTATAGTGTGTCTGATGGAATGATGGGTGCAGATGAACACTGGGGTGTACACCTTAGAAATGTGGCATGCTCGATAGAGTCTGTGTCTGCCGAAGAGAGATTAGCCTATGGCAAAGAAGACTATGTTCTCTCCTATAGACTAAGGTGTGCTTCAATGGATGTTAAGCCTACTGATCGGGTTGTCTATGGGACTAGCACTTACAATATTCTGTCAATATCTACGTTACGAGACGACCACATGTCTATACTATTAGGAACTTCCAAGTGAAGATGTCTGACCATACGGGTGATGTGCTATCGGCAACAAGAGAGCGCCTTACGAAATGCTTGATACAATCAGCTGTAACTGTAGAGCGTAGAGCTAAGCAGCTATGCCCACGTAGAACTGGTAGGTTAGTTAGAAGTATCACCCATTTAGTATCTGAGTCCAAAGCAGTGATAGGTACTAATGTTGAATACGGCCCTGTAGTGGAGTTAGGCTCCGGTCCACATTTAATTGAGCCTGTGAATGCTAAGGCTCTCTGGTGGCCCAAGGCACCCCACCCAGTAAAAGTAGTTCACCACCCGGGCACTAGACCTCAGCCATATCTTAGACCAGCGCTTGAGGCCTCAATAACAGATATTAAGAAGATATTTGGAATCAAATGAAACAGTTATTCACCTCACTGTATGGCTATTATAAAAGTAGGCCAGAGCTAGTAACAGCTATTACAGACTTCTACCTGGAGAGCGCGCCTGCTGAAGCAGTCTTTCCTTATGTAGTCTGTAAGTTAGTTAGCTCGACTATGGACCACACCTACACAGAGAAGTTTGAGAACTATCTAATCCAGCTTGATATATATGAGGACTCTAACTCACCCAAGAGAAGTGCAGAGTTATGGGATTTGTTAATCCAGGCTCTTGATTTTTGGACCGGTGTTATTGAGAATTATATATTGATAAGCACTATCAGAGAAGGTACCTCAATGTCACAGTGGGAAGTTGAAGGCAAAAAGGTTTGGGATGTAACCCTAAACTATCGCATACTGTTGCAATATAACTAACTAAGCTATTAGGAGGCATAGAAATGACAACAACAAGAGCAGGTTATAAAGGTAGAGTAAAGATTGGAGCCGTAACTATTGCAGGTTCGGCTACTTGGGCCTATGGTGGCTCCGTTAGGGCTATGGAGGATGATTCAGAATTTGGTGATGAACACAAGACATTCGTACCCTTGCAGATTGAGGGTGGTGAGATTACTATTACTGGTAACTGTTTGTTGCTGGATGATGCAGGCCAGCAGCTGCTTAAGACTCGATTTAATGCGGGCAGTCAGATCACTGATCTGAAGCTCTACATAGACGAATCTGACTCTAAGTACTATGAGCCAGACCCCACTACTACACCAGCTAGTTATGTAACTGTTACCAAGTATGATGATGTATCTCACCCCAAAGCTGGTATTATGACCTTTACTGCTACACTAAAGGTCAGTGGTAAGATGAGATGCAATGCTACTACTGCGGATCCCGGTGTAGATACTGTGGGTGCTCTGGATGTCGCAACGACAACTGCTACTATAGTAGGTGAACTGACTGGTATGGGTGGTGTAGGCTCCTTCGATTGTTACTTCGAATATGGTCTTACTACATCATACGGCTCTAATACTAAGGCGGACAAGACAGTGCTAACTGCCGTAGGCCTGTTTGACAACCACTTGACTGGCCTAACTACAGGCACTCTCTATCACTACCGTGCCGTAATAGAGAAAGCAGATACAACGAAATACTATGGCAAGGACAGGACATTCACAACCCTGTAATCAAAAACTGCATTCCATGCAGATCGGTGAAACCGAAAACTGCATTCCATGCAGATTGATGAAAAGGAAAAACATAAGATAAAGTAATTTAGGATTATTCTAAGGTCAACGGGAATCCTATTTGACCGATTTGAAAGGCAGATATATGGTTGATTTCTTAACTAAAAATAATGGGGTCTGGTTCTATTTTGATGAGACGCACCCAGAACTTGGTGGAGTATGTCTTAGGGAATTATCCTTTGACCAGGCTAAGGCAATCAGCCGGGAGACAACTAAGACACAAAGACGCTTTGATGGCATGCAGTGGAGGGATGACAAGGTAGTAGATGAAGATAAGGCCACTGATCTAACTTATGCCTACTGCATTGTCGACTGGAGGAATGTCAGCATAGATGGTATTCCGCTCGAATGCACGCTGGGTAATAAGATTAAAGCTATGAAGTCCCTCGACTTTGCCAAGTTTGTGCTAGATTGTCTAACCCAGATACGTGGCAAGAATTCGGCTATAGAGGTAGCACGACTAAAAAACTCCGAGATTATCTCGAGTGGCGACTCACAAAACCAAGCTGCAATGACTGCATAATCTTGTATGGTGAAGGTGAAGGGGATCCCCCCTGCAAGGAATGCAGAGTAGAGCTACTTGAGGCTAATGAAGATATAATTGAAGTCTATAATCTAGTAAGGAACCAAGTGCTAATGGCTCCCTCGGGAGACACCCTAGCACTGAACTACGCTACATTGATAGAACTACTTGATCTGTTAGAGGTAGAGGATAAAAAGGAAACCTTCTTTGGTGTACTTCATTGCTATAATATAGAACAGGAAATAGTAGGTAAAAAGATATGAACTTCCTAACAGCCACGGTTGAAATAACGGTTGATGACAGGCCTGTGAAGGTTAAGTTGTCAGAGATTAAGAAAGCATTTAGTCAGACCGTAGATGGTTCTGAAAACCTATCGAGGAGAATGAGTAGTTCTTTCATTACTGCTGTAGCTAAAATGGTTGCAGCATATATAAGTTTTACTGCTATGGTTAGAGCAACAAAGTGGGGTATTAGTCAGGCAATGCAAGCTGAGGATGCAATCTTTGCATTGACTGCTGCATTGAAATCAACCGGAGAGTATAGTAGGGATACAATGACTAAGTTAGGGGAATTTGCTTCTGCAATGCAAGAAGTAACAGTTTATTCAAATAACCAAGTCCTTGCCATGATGCAGACAGCAAAGACTCTTGGAGTCAATGCGAATCAGCTTAAACTTGCTACCCAGTGGACTATCGCATTATCTGATGCATTAGGGATGGGCACAGAATCAGCTTCAAGATATGTAGCCCTAGCCCTTAAAGGCGAATATACAATGCTTCGTAGGTATATCCCAGCTTTGAGGGAGGCTAAGACCACTACTGAGTCGTTTCAAATACTACAAGAATTCATGAATAGAGCCTTTGAAGTATCAACAACAAGGGCTCAAACAACCTCTGGTGCTCTGAAGCAGATGCGTAATGCCTTGGGAGAGGTAGGAGAGGCCATTGGGTATGCTATACTACCAGCATTGAAGTCGGTTGCAGTGGGTATTAGAGATTGGGCAATAAGAAATAGGGATACCATTGCATATTGGGCTAATGTAGTAATGGCCTATGTTACCTATGTGAAAGATGTCTTTGTAGACTGGTTAAAGTTTATGCAAAAGGATTTTTCTGGCGGTATCAAGATTGCTTTTGCAGTAACTTGGGAATTAGCTAAAGGATTTGTCGATGGATTTGTTGTAATAATTGCAGAGGGCGCTTCACTTGCTGCTAATGCCTTTATAGAAAAGTTTGGTGTGAAAGTCGCGCAGAGTCTGGCAACACTAGCTCAAAAAACAAAATACTTTATGCCATTACCAGCACTGGCTGAAATAGTAGCTGCAAAAAAACTAATGGAAGTAGCAGTTACTCCCCCTGCTGCAAGACCACCTGTTGGTCCACAACTTAAAGTTATTGCTAAGGAAACCGCAGATAACATAAACACAATAATGAAGAATGCCAACATCAATATAAGTGATGACTCGAAACGACTACAGGATAAACTATTGGAATTGGAGAGGTATAAGGTTGAAGGTTTTGCTTTAATGGAACAGGAAATGGCAGCTAAGTCGACCGATTTGACCAGTGAGACATCTACAAAAATAAAGAAGATTAATGATAGTCTCATTCAAGAGGTGAAGAATTCTCAGAAAATTTTGGTAGAAGAGGAACTGAAAGAGCGGTGGGAGAGCCTCGCTAAATCTATAGAAGGTTCTATCAGCTCTGCTTTTGAACGCCTTATCTTTGAAGGTGAGACTCTCAAAGACTTCATGAAGAATCTCGCAGCGGCCATCATACAAGACTTTATTAGAATACAGTTCATCAGACCCGTTGCCGAACAATTAGGTGGTATGATGGTAGGGGTAATGAAGCGTGTTACGCCGTCGGTTCTTGTACCAACTGCCCATGAGGGGTGGGATGTAGGTGAATATACTGCCAAAAGACGTTTGGTTCCTGCCTATGCTTTTGCTAGCGCCAAAAGGTATGATTGGCTTAGACCAGGGGAAGAGGCTGTCATAGCTGAAAGAGGGGAACGTATAACACGTGGGGGTAGCCTCCCTGTAACAGTTAACTTTAACTTGTCTGCGGTAGATGCACAAGGTAGCCTAAACTTTATAGCAAAGAACAGACGTCAGATTGCCAATGCTGTGTCAGCTGCAGCAAGAAGCAATAGCCCGTTTCGGAGATCAAGATGAGTGTGCCAGTAATAGACATGTCTGGTATCTTTGTCGGTAAGAAGCCTGCCTATCCCCTTACTAGAAGAAGAGAATGGAAGACCGAACTAGTATCTTATGACTCAAGCAAAGAGCAAGTGAATGAGATCTGGAGCTACCCCATACGAAGCTGGGATATTTATTACAGGCTTCTACCTTATGATCAACGAGCAAAGCTGGTGGAGATATTTGACGCCTGTAGAGGCAGGAGTCGTTACGTCTATTTTGTTGATCCAAATGACTATGATGGTAGTTCCTCCTGGACTCAGACTAAGTACAATATAATAGACCTAAGCCAAGATGATAAGTACTTTGTGATAAGTGGCCAGCATGCCTCCGAATTCAAGATTGGCTGGGAGTTTAAGATAGCAGGCTCTACAGGTAATAATGGAGTATATACCATAACTGATGTCTACCAGACTCTGATAAAAACATTTTTATGTGTATCAGAGGCAATACCAAGCGGTACTCCAAACGGTTATATACTCAGTATGTACTTTCTGCTTTATAGTCAATATTATGCAGGAGAAAGCTATAGTATCAGTGAACCCAAGTGTGATATACAGCCTGATAGTCAAGAGGTAAAAGTTGATGGTATTACTAAGACTGAGGGTGTACACTACACTTTAGACGATGCTGAGGGTGTAGTAATGTTTCTATCAGATTATACCCCAACCGATGGGCAAGTAATAACTGCCACATTTGACTTTTATTATCGAGTCAGATTTGTAGATGACTCATTCGAAGATTCCAACATACATGGTGACTTACACAACCCTGTAACTATAGCCATTCAAGAGATCAAGAGATTCTAATATGAGAACTGTGCCGGATGCATTTATTACTGCAATAAGAAAGGGATCTGTAAAGGTATGTGAGATATATGAGTTTGAGCTTATAACTGGCCAGATCTATAGATATACAAATCATGGTGACGATATAGATTGGGGCTCGCCATCTAAGAGATATACTTCTCTGCCATTGCAGCGTGCATCCATCAACCATACAATAAATCTTGAGACGGGCTCCGTTGAATTTCAGCTTGCTGGTATAACATCACAATTATTCAATGCTGCCATGCAAAATAAGCTGGATAACGTCAAGGTAACGGTAAGGAGAATTCTGTTCGACCAAAACTCCGCCTCTGGCATGGAGTTTACTATCTTTGTTGGCTATGGTACACCTTCATTCAACAGAAATGTCATATCACTGGACTGCTCCTCTATTATAGATTCATTGAATATACAAGTGCCTAAGAACAACTTCCAGCAGCCATGTAACTATACTGTATTTGACACGGGCTGCACACTGAATAAGGAAGACTTCAAGCAATCCAGTGTGGCTACTGGGGATGCTGTGGACGCCCATACGATTATAGATGCTACTTTTACGCTGCCGCCCAGTGACCCTAATAAATATAACTTGGGAGAGCTAAGAGTAACAAGTGGAGATAATGCAGGATGCAGAAGATGTATACTAAATACTGAGTCAGGGCTAATAACTGTATCTGTACCGTTTTATTCTAATATTCTGACAGGCACTACATTTGATTACTACCCAGGTTGTGATGGTTCCCCCGAGATATGTAGAGATAGATTCGCGAACCACGAGAATTTCTATGGCTTTATATATCTACCCCAGTGTGAGGAGTATATGACATAAAGGAGCCCGTAGGATTAAAACTAAGGGCGTTAGTTAAGCCGTAGAGGCGCAAACTCGCCTTACCCTATAGTTTTCTATGAGTAAGAACTTATTAGGACGTTGGGGGAACACTATATGACTCATCTACAGCAACGGATTGTCAATAAGGCACGAGAGTGGGCAGATAAGGCCGTTCCATATTTACATAGGGGTCATAGTGAGACTGGTGTAGACTGCTCCGGCCTGCTTGTAGGCATAGTGCAATCCTTGGGATATTTGAAAGACTTCGAAATGCCATTGTATCCTTTTGACTGGAATCTCCACGATTGTAAGCATAACTTTCTATTGGAATACCTCCCAGCCTACTGTATGCAAGTAAGCATCCTTGATATGGATCCAGGGGATATACTGTTATTTAGGTTCGGAAAACGGATTAGTCATGCAGGTATATTACTGAACGACAAGGACGGATTATTTGTTCATTGTTATTACCCACGAGGCACGGGGTATGCTACTTTGCAATCAATGAAGTGGGGATCCAGACTTGTAGAAGTTTGGCGGATAGATGAAACTAAGCTAACGCAGTAAAATTATGGCTATTGCAATTCCACTCGTAACTGGTATGGCAGGCTCATGGGTAGGTGGCACTGTCCTTGGACTTGGAGCAATTGGTGCCCAGGTCGGGGGCCTAGTAGGCTCCTATCTTGGTGCTAGATTTTTTGCAAAGGAAGGAGGTCATGAAAGTCTGCCAAAGTTAGATAGCTACCAGGTTCAAACTACTCTAACTGGAATGGCAATACCTCTGGTGTATGGAACTCGTAGAATTGCAGGAAGCATAATACATATAGGTGACCTACACCCATATACAGTTAAGCATAAGGCTGAGGGAGGAAAAGGGATAGGTGGGCCGTCAGTTACCTCTACAGAGATTAGGTATAGACGAAGCTTCTTGGTAGGTATATGTGAGGGTCCTGTTGATGCTATTTCACGGATTTGGAAGGGCAAAGAAGAGATCGACATTACCACTATAGATATATTCATAGGCGATGGGAATGCAGGTCTGTCTGATATTACCGGGCTCGAGTTTGGACACTATAAACGTCTATGCTGTGCCTGGTTCGAAGAATATGACTTAGGTAATTATGACTCAACACCTGTATTCACTTTTGAGGTGTCAAGGCAGGGTGCTACAGTTAATCCAGTAGATGTAGTATATGATCTGCTAACTAATACTAGATATGCAGCAGGAATCAGTGAAGACTTAATAGATGCTGACTCCTATAACGATATATGGCAATATTGTGACGATAGCAACCTTGCTGTAGCAATTGCAATTGATAACCAGCAGCCCCTATTGGACTGGGTCGACAATGTTATGAGCCATTATTTTGGTTTTCTCAAAATAGGATAGGAGATTTGACATGGCGCTGAATGCAGCCACAGTTTGGGAGATTAGACCTACTGGAGCTCAAACTAACGGGGGTGGATACTATAATCGCGTACCTGGTACGTCAGTAGATTATTCACAGCAGGATTCTGCACAGCTCACTCGTAGTGATATTGTAACAGATGGTGCTGGCACGGGACTATCCTCTGCAACAGGTGGATTTACAGCAGCCATGCAGGGAAATATTATTTATCTAACTGGAGGTGGTGCAACAGCAGGATGGTATGAAATTGTAACTTATATAAGTAGCAATAGTGTCACAATAGACAGAAGTGCTGGAGCAAACAAAACAGGAGTAACCGGAACGGTTGGAGGTGCCTTTAAGCTTGGTGGTACGCTTGATAATGACTTTTTTGCTGCAAGTCAAAAGGTAGCCGGAAATACCATATGTATGAAAATTGGTACTTACGTGCTCGGGGAGTCTGTCTCTACTGGTGTAGTAGGTAGCGCAACAGCCCTATTTATTGTGGAGGGATATAAGACTACTAGGGGTGATACTCCGATAGGTAATGATAGACCCGTGGTAAGCATGAACAGTACATTTACTTTTACTTCGAGCGACTTCTACAAATATAAGAACATCATATTTACTGGTGCTGCTGCAGACGTGTTTATTGGTAACGCTGTAGAATGTATAAATTGCTCATTCTACAATACCTCCACTACTACTAGTCGGTATGCCTTTA